CTAGAATTTTTCCAATTATACAACCCATTGCACGTTATTTGGCAACTTTGACGACCACGAATCAGTACCTTCGTCAAGCGAAATCGCTAGGTATCTGAAGCTATCTGCGTAGTGTGATGCCCAATCATGCAAAGGCTTTTCGTAGAATACGTTACGTTTCTCGTCATGTTCGCGTCGGTAGTTACGCAAAGCATCTAAGCCAGGCTTAGTCTTTGGGTCGAACCAGCAACGCGGAAGCAACCGTCTAACGGCCTGGATACCGTCAGCTACCGACAATCTAGGCGCAACAGTTATGTTTAATCCTGCCTCCATGAGTACTTCTTTGCGAGACCTTCCCGTTCCAAGTTCCCTAACCTCAACGTCATGCGGTAAGAACTGCTCCCACCTCGCATAGTCATTATCCTGCAACCAGCGTACATACCAATCCAAACCGACTCCGTGGTTCTCGACGCAGTCAATAAGCCGCACCTCTTTGCCAACCAGTTGAGCCACCCACAGACAAGTCGAGTCACCCATGCCGAGATCCCAAGCAACAAAAGACCGACAAAGATCATCGCGCTCAATACGGGTGATATGGCCTTTTTCTTCGATAGTATTGATGATCTGACCATAGTAGCTACCCTCAACAGCCGCGTTAAATGAACACTCAAACTCTTGGTTATACTTGTCCTCACCCATTTCTTTACGGGCTGAATCAAGCTCAGACTCCACTAGAATCTTGGTCTCGCTGGCTTTAAACTCTAGTAGCTTCCAATCATCCGCATCGTCTGCTCTATCTCTCAGGTCAGCAAAGTGGTTTCGCCCCTTAGGAGTACCCACGAACATACACCAGCCAAGACGATCAGCAAGAGCTGGCCGGATAATCTCATTCCATATTTTCGGGTCTTGGTCTCCGATCTCATCCAATATAACTCCATCGAAATATTGACCGCGCAAGCTATCAGGATTGTCGCTACCATAAAGACTAATGCGGCGGCCCCAGAAGTCAGCCCTGAGTTCAGAAATGTTGTGAGTTGCATTTAGTGGCCTTGTGAATTTGGTTAGGTAATCCCATGCTACTCGTTTGGCTTGCCCATATGTAGGCGCAATGTAAGCAAATCTAGGCTCATCCTTGTCGCACTCAATAGCAGACTTAATCAGGTGGTTGATAGCCGCTACAGTCTTGCCCATCCTCCTGTGTGCTACTACGACACAGAACCTAGTGCCATCCATAGCCTCATGCATCTGCAACTGAGGCGCTCTAGGCTGGTACGGAATGACTATTTGCGTCATGTAATGGCTCTCTGTTTTCTTTGTACGATCCAGTTTTTCTCGTATCTACCCAATCATCGCCAACAAACTTAGGCTCTACATTGTTTAGCCATTTTTGAACTGACAGGAAGCATCCACCAAGATCACCAAACTTACCGCCATGCCAACTGTTCGGATAAACGCGAATAGCATCTCCAATATTATTCTGAGCAAACCATTGACCATTACACATAAAATCAATCGTTCCACCGACAAAAACCTCAAACGAGTCCACGTTTGGATGGATATGTGGCTCAATCTCTGAGTTTGGTTTAACCAAGAACATCTCAACCTGGTAGTTATCTTGGCGGTACAAAACAACACCATGCGTTTCAGCAATACAAATCAATGAATTAGTTAGTGGCGTATTTATCGGCCTATTAGCAAGCCACCAATCCTTAAAATTCTCTAAGTCATCAAACATTACTTCTGCCATGTAACCACGTGCTGCTGCGCTCCACCGTCTGCGCCTGTTACCTCTGTCCTAGCTAACTTAGGTATATGGTACTCACTGAGCTTGTTCATCAAGTCTAGTGCCTTATACGGGTCTTCTTGCGCTACTTCATTGAGCCATCTATCCATGTTGCCAGCATTGCGCTCTAGTAGATTAGCAATAGCCTCTCGTACCACTGTAGTTGACTTGTTAGGTACTCCTTTAGGTCTACCAGGGCCAGCAGTGCCATCGCCTACTTTCCAGTTATTTGCGGTTTCTTTTACTTTTTCTGTTTCCATTTTTGCATTACCTTTCAGGTGTCATGCTTAATAATACGTATCGTATACATCTGGCCTATTCTGCCGTATCCATGCCCTACTATCCTCATGGCATTTAGCGAAGTCGCTGCCTACTGTCTGGCTTCCTGCGTGATGCACATATCCTCTGCTTACCCAATGCGTAAAGCCAGCCTTAGTCATGTCATCGCAGATAATGTTATCAGAATACCAGTTTACGCTTGGAAACTTAGCTGCTTTCCATGCCTCCTTTGATACTGACGCAAAGATAGGTGCAATAGTCTGTGCCTTCTTTATAAATCCCTCGCTTCGATAGCGTAAACCTACAAAATCATCATCAACGATAGGATAACGTATATTCTGCTCAGGCAATACAAAGTCAGACCTAGTACCCAAGAAGCCAACCTTATATCCTGCGTTCTTGAGCAAATCCCAATCTACTGCCATTTTAGTAATAGTACTAGGTGTAGGTACTACGTCATCATTAGCCAGGATCACAGAATCATATCCCTGAGCAAACACGTGGTTTGTAGCTACATTGTAGGCATCACCAAAGTTAGACTCCATGTTCGGAATCATCTTTATGTGCTTACCGAAACATTTAGGCGTATTGCAGCTTATGTACACTGGTATGTGAGGCGCATAGACCTCTAAAGCAGTTACCAGTACCGTTAAGCCAACATTCCCCGTACTACAAATCACGATTGCTTGCATAAGCCCCAGAAGTAAAGATCAGCAGGTGAATCACAAGTGGAAAACTCGTATTGCTCAAACTTGCTTAAATCGCATTTATCTCTAAAGTCTTGCTCTGTTAAGTTAAGATAATAATCGCCAAGAAAAGGATTGTCAGCCCTGCTAGTCCTTCCAGTGCCATGCTCCGGCCTCCCTGTAGTAGCGCAGCTAAAGAATACTAATCCGCTGGACATCCGTACCATGTTGTCGAATGTCTCAACCCACTTATCGTTATGCTCAAAGCACTCGCAGCTAGCCGTAACGTCAAAATAGCCTGTAGGGAATGTTAGTTCTTCACCCCTAGCCACTACATCAACGCCTCTACCCTCGCCAATGTCCACGCCAATATAGCTAGATGTATCAAAAAAGATACGTATCGAACCATTGATGTCGAGAGAGCCAATCTCTAATACTTTTTTATTAACAAAGTAATCAGGAAACTTGGCTTTAACTCTACCTACAAAGTCGAGCTGGCTTTGATGACTCACTTCTTCTTAGCTTTGCTTTTAGCGGTTCGTGAACCACGCATAGGCATTGAAATCTCAATCTCAATCTTGCCGCCCTTCTTGCCGTTCTTTTCTTCCTTATCTTCCATCATGCAATTCTTACCGCCTTTGCACTCACCACCCTTGCATTTAGGACAAGATTTCATGCCTTTCATTTTTTCCCCTTTTTTGTTTTCTTAGCAACACTTAAAGCTATCGCGACTGCCTGTTTCTGAGACTTAACAACAGGGCCACCCTTACCCGAATGTAATGTTCCACCCTTAAACTCTGTCATTACCTTGCTGATTTTCTTTTCAGCCTTCGTCTTTTTCATTTAGCAGCCCCTTAACTTGTATAAGTAAGTCAATCTCTGTTATCTGGTACTTGCGCTCAAAAGCTTTGCGACCCATGCCGTGATAGCCAGTGTTACCCCTGTGATGCTCAGGGCATAGCGGAATAGCGTCATAATGACCACTCCTAACACCCATACCTAGCCCTATACCACGAACATGATGAATTTCGGCAGGAGTTCCAGCATTATCTTGGCGGCAACAAATTATACATCCCAAATCTGCCACTTTTGCAAGATATTTCTTCTCGTCCTTAGTCATCAATGTTGTCGATGATACGTTGTAGATACACAGCTAAATCCATTGCTTCCTCTTGCGCGTGAATAAGCCATTGCTTTGCAGATAAGTCTGTCCTCTCTGTGCTGACACCGTACTTCATCATCCCGAACTCAGCTCGATCTGCCAGCTTCTGCCTGACTGTCTGAACATTCTTATCCATTACATCGTCCTTTTATCTATACTGCGATTAGAAGCCTCATAAGAGCGCCAAACATCTACCCTAGCCTGTGCTGCTATCAGCATCCAGCGAAGCCTCTCAGCTTCTTCTACAGCCTCCCTCAAGCCTTCCAATACAGCTTGATACTCTGGATGAGCGTAAGCATCTGCCTCTTTCTCTGCCATTGTTGTACGTGGGCTTGATTGGAAACAAATAGCTTTCTTAGTCTTGCGGTACTCAGTCAAGTAAGTAACTTGAGCTTTAGCTTTAGCATAAGCCTGTGAGTGCTTGATGATGTAGTCTATTGCCTCATTAGGATTTGTCATATTTGCACGTATAAGTTAGAAACATCATCTAAAGCACCTGCGTTTTTAAATACATAGTCAATAGCTTTTGACAATTGCTTTCTTGTTATTGATAGCTGTAGGTTATCAACAGTAACTAAACCATCGCCAATGCTTTTAAGATCATCACCAGATAATCCCCACCGACCAGTGTTTAAAAATCTTTCTCGCACATTAACAATTGCTTTTAAACTATCCATTAGCAAGTAATACTCAGGGTCAAAGTCTGCCTGGTATGCAGCCACTAACCCGACGTTTAATCGAGCTGTGATCGTATTCCAGCCTATCTCGTCGCCTACACCTTCACGGAACTTCATTAGCTCAGTATGCGGTACTAGCTGCAATGTTTGCTCACTCTGTGCATTGTGTCGAATAGTCATTGGCAAGATGTTCCTACGTGGCACATGACGCTTACGTGGCTTTTTGTTATTTGCCATTGGTATGCGCCAAGACAGCCAGAATTGCTTGCTCTGGACTAATGACTACCTCTACTTGGCCCTTCCACATCTTATGGAAGATTACCTGTTGCGCTGTGAGCTTACGTTCTGATTCAGGTTTTCTACCGTCCTTAATCTCCATCAAGATATTTAATCCTTTGTGGCCTACTAAAATGTCTGGACATCCTTCGCCAACATTATGCAAGTGCTGTACTGTGAAACCTTCTTTACGCAGGCAATTGACAATGTGCTTTTGATTTACGTCAACTCTAGCAGCTCTCATTTTTTAGATACCATTCTGTAGCCTCATCAAATTTAGAAATGTCAGTTAAATACTTTTCATCCAAACAAACTCTATTGCCATAACTAAAATTCTTATTTATATACTTTAGAGTAAATCTTTCTTTGCTTGTGAATCCATGTATTTTAATTTCTGTGGCAGATTTTAATGAACATAAAATAGCCCAATCTGTTTTAAACTCATCAAGATTATCAAAAATAATATATCGTGGTTCTGGATTATCACCGGCTCTTGTTTTTAACTGAATAGTTTGATTTTTATATATCAAATCAACACCACCATCGCCACCAAATGTAATATTGCTTTGCACATTAATGTTTAAATACTTGCAAATAGCTACTTCTCCAAGCATCCCAATATAATGAGCAGCAAAACCATTCATTTTATATTTTCCATTATTTTTAACTGAGTTTATATTTTTAGCGTCCTCAATTGTTCCAGCATAATGAGCAGCTAAAATAATATCAGTAGCAGATAAATTAATATCCATTTTTTTCTTTTAGCTTGGCTTCTATGGCTTTGGCGTATTTCAATGTATCAAAATAGTAGTTAGTTACATATTGCTCTGCCATTGCTTCATATTCCTTATCCGTCAGCCCCATCCATTCGCGCTGCGCTAATGCTCCTTCAAGTTCTTCAATACGCTTTGCCATGCGCTGTTGTTCTTCAACCATCACAGCCATTGCGTCCCAGTCAGGGTTAAAGTTATTTTTAAGCTCAGGCTCGGTTGTAATGTATTTTCTACCATTACTGTCAACCATAACTCGCTCTTTCATGTCGGTTTCCTTCCTTCTTCGTATTCTTCGCGCCCATCTAAGCTACGATGTATGTACAAGTCATACTCCTCGTCATACTCCGGTCTACACCAGCAAAATGCGCCTTTATCCGTTTCATGTTCGCGCAAATCATTTAAGGGGTAAGTGTGGCTAGTCATGTGTTCTTCTCCTTTAGCTTGGCTTCCACTAACAGCGAATGCTTACGCCAGTTGTTATTTGAACTTATCTCACATTCAAGTCGTTCTTCATCCGTCAGGTTTTGCCATTCGCGTTCAGGCTGCGCTAGTGCTGCGCGTAGTGCTTCTGCTGTTGTCTTTATCTTTTCACGGTAAATCATAGCGTCAGACAAATCGGTGCGAACCCCGGGATGTGGTTCTGTAAGCGCAGCCAGCGCCATCTGCATTACTTCTTTGTCAGTCATATCTGCCCCCTTGCGCGGATAGCCTCTGAGCAACATTTAGCCGACCATCGCTCATCACTATTTCCAAATAATTGAGCCGCATCACAAATTTTTGCACAATCCTCGCGTTCCATATCTACTGCCCACTCAATTCTTTGTTTTAGACTTCGTTCACCCATAAGGGCTAACTTAATAATGTCATCTCTAGTCATCTCCAATCTCCCTCCAATCCTCTATTCTTACGTTCCCATTGTTCAGCAGAATCTTTCCTCAATCTGTCCGCTGCATCCTGGCCTCTTTTACTTGCTACTGCTTGCAAGTACTCCATTGCCTTGTTTCTGTCTTGCACTCGCCACTTGATTACTTGTCTGACTTCACACCTGTGACGTTCTTCTTCGAAAAACTCATGCACGAAACCGTCCTTTGTTATCAAAATCGAATGGCTGACCGCCTAACTTCTCAATAAATTGCTGACTATTGTGGTGATAGAACAATCCGTAAAATTCCTCAGCCTCACCGTTACGCTGCTTTTGGCACATTAAAAACGTATCTGGATCGGATTCTTCGTACTGCAACCCATTACGCCGATTGTTTTCTTTCTTTTTATTTCTCCAAACCAAAAATACATTGTCAACTTGGTCAGCAATAGAACCTGATCCCTTCAGATCATTCTTACCAGGTTGTACCTCCTCGCTTTGCAGTTTGCGAATATGGTGAACCAAGTGAATATGCACGTTATGATCTCTAGCAACCGCACAAAGCTCGTTCACAAACGACTTTTGCTCGTTCAGATCATCCTCAGACATCACACATTTCATCAAACTATCGATAAAAATATGCTGTATTCCTAATTCAACAGCGCAATACCTAGCCATTGCTATCGTCATCTGTGGCGTGGTGCTACCTTGTTGATCGTAGATAAAACAATTCTCAGAAGCAAATGATAAAAATCTATTGCCTATGCTCTTTACATAGTTATTTCTATCGTTCACCAAAGGATCGTTTAAATTCTCACCACAAAATTGACGCATCATCCGCAAAATTGTGGTCTGCGGTTTCATCTCAAACGATGCAATGCAAACCCGTTTACCTAGCTTTATCAAATGAAGGCCTATTAAGCCCGTTATAAGGCTCTTGCCGCCTCCGTTTGAGCCAGCATATACCGTCACCTCACCTAGCCTGAAATTGAAGTCCTGGTGTGTTATAGGCCACGGCATAGGGCATATATCATCTGAGCTAGGATTAATCAGCCCATCAACTACGCCATCCATGTATGCAGACACGGATTTCACCTTAGCTGATACGTCAGTGTTCTTCAGATATTTATCAATGTCAATATCTTGAGGTTTAATCAATCTGAGCTTTCTCGCCTCATCAAGCCTTTCTGCTATCTGCTCAATCATTGATATACCCCACTACTTCCATAATTCTCATTTGAGCAACTTTCATTCGATCAAGATCAATCTGACTTAAAGCGTTACCGTTAGCCAACGAATTAGCAGCAACCCCAACAACCATAGCTTCAAACGCTAATATC